AAAAAGTCCTGTTCTTTCTTATTCCACTGAGCCATTAATCACTCCAACCCAATTTTTCTGGACGATATCTTTGTGTATTCTTGATATTTACTGGACTCTGAGATGCTGGATAAATGTTATGAACAACAGCACCAGGATATTCTCCTTGAAGATTTTCTGCCAGTTCATTCTTAGAAGGCATAGAACCTTCAATCTCCATTCTATATATTTTTCCTTCCCAGACAACATCAGCGAAATAAGATTCGCTTGCTTGTTCTGGTGAAGACCCTCCTACATTGAGGGTGCCATTGAAATCACCATTGATGGTGATACTTTCTTGTAAGAATTCTTGAAAACTTTTCATTTGTCTCACCACTTAACTTTGTTTGCCCAATATGCTGCAGACATTTTGCCTTTAGCAATATTCTTTGCGTGTCTTGTTTGGAATCTATGACGACGAGATGCATATTCTTTTGATTCTCCTTTTTTCTTTGGAGAACCCTTTACGCCTCTTTGTCCAAAACGAATAATCTTTTCTTTCCCACCTTCACACGCTTTAACAACGTGCGACTTTCCAGTAAGTGAATCACCAACTGCTTGTGCCTTTGGTTTGTTACACTTCATTTTGGACTTATCAATCTTTGCCTCAGCAAGTTCTTCTCTCCAGTTTGAGAAACCTTCTTTCTTTACACAGTTGTTATAGGTCTTACCAAACATCTTTTTAGTACCCTTCTTCTCATAACCTTTCCAGCACTTTTGACCTTCGCTGATAAGAGGCTCTGCCTTAATTAAATCAATCGTCTCAATCTCAAGTGCTTTGAAGTCTTCTCTCCAGTTTGAATATTGGAAGCTCTCACTCTTAGTACCCCAGTTAGCAGCACCAACTTTACGGCACTTGACTAATGCACCAGAAGCATATGCACTTGGCCAAACAGAGTAGCGAGACTTGACTTTATGGTAGCAAGCATCTTTCTTGCCACTACCTTTACCCTTCACATCTCTTGCTTCCTGCATTTCAAAACTCTCTGCTGAATAATCACCAGACTTATGCTTCTTATAATCTTTCTTGTCAGTGAAAGTTCTTACCATTGTTGGTGCAGCACCTCCAGACTTTTGTTGTTGTCCAGAATCCTTTCTACTCTTGCGTGCATCAGCACTTCTAATCTTTTTCTTTCCTTCCTCAGTCTTCTTCAGACCAGCAAGTCTTCTTGAGGAATAGCACTTGGGTGTTTTGGTTTCACCAGGTTCGTTTGCACAAGGTGACCCATCTGATTGCACCCAACCAGGCTTACCGTCTTTTGATTTTGATTTCTTAAACCAGTTATGAAGAGTGCCACCCTTTTTCTTTTCTTCCAGATATTCGGTCTGCTCAAAAACTTCATCAGGATTAGCAACTTTCCCATCAGAATAAGAAGGTACTTTATTTGTTACTCCTACCTTTAGAGAAGTATTTCTCTTCAATCTGTTTGATCTAAGATTTTTACCTACAGTTTGTAAAGTAGTTGCTCCGACTTCTTGTCCTATTGGATATCTTGGATCATTTGCATTTTGCTCAGAGACATCGCCAGATTCTTCATGCTCACTATCTTTCATAAGGTCACCATTACCCATTACGTGATGACCCTTAGGAACTTTCTTACACTTTTCATCAGTCTTGCACCAATACTCACCATCACCACACTTCTTCTTTTCTTCTCCCATATAATCGGCAGCAGCACTGGTATTATGCTCAGTGTCAGTCAACTTTGCCTGCACCCAAGCAGGTAAGTTGTCAGCATCAGTTTTCTTGGCAAGTACTCTTGCTACCTTCTGAAGGTTGTCAATAGACTTTTTGACCTGTGTCTTTGCCATTGACACTTCGTGGTCTTGCTTTTCTTTTCCTTCGTTCATTTTCTTTTTACGACCCTGACAATGAGCACGCTGAGAAAACCCTTTCGGGTTGTCGCAATTAATCGACTTCTTATACCTCTCAGACCAACCCATATTAGGTTACAAACTATTCCTTATTATTTAGAAAACCTTGCTTGAGTAGTTTCTGAAGTTCTGTCGTAGACCCAACAAACACTGCATTATTAGTCACAGTATTAGGACCTTTGTTATTACCAACATTTTCTTCAACATCTTTTAGTTTCTTCTGCAAGTCAATCAACTTATCTGTTGTATCAGCAACACTCTTAATTAACTGACCTGCAACTTCATACGCTCTGGGACTTCCACCTTCACCAGCAAGTTCCATAATGCCGTTGATTGCTTCTTGTCCTTTTTCAATCAATGAATATAAATTTGCTCTTGTATATTCATAGTCTTTTGAGATATCAGTCTTTTCTTCACGCTTTTGAATGCTTTTTGGCAATTCTTCAGACGGAACTATACTACTCTCTACATTTAGAGCATCATCAATAGCATCAAATTCAGACATAAGTATTAAATATCAGATTGTTGTGTAGGACTATAAGACTTAGAATCTCCAAGATATTCCCAAGTCTCACTAAATCCAAAGTCGTCATCTGGATCTGCATTAATAGGATCTGGGACAACTGTGTATCTCATTTCTCTCTTTGCAGTCTGAGTATTAGTATCTGCATAGTTATCAACGATAACCTTGCGAATAAGACCCTCTGGATTATCTGCAATAGGACCGAAGAGATAAGTTTTTGCTGTAAACTGTAATCTATATATCAGTGCTCTTCTTGTGGAAAAATCACCCTCATAATCGTCTTGAAATGATACACTATTTAAGACAATTGCAATATCTCTTTTTTCTCCAATAGATTCCACCAAATCGACAGTTAAGTTAAATGCTGGTTGAAAATTAGGAAGAATTTGTTCAACAATCTGCAAAGCATCATCATTCAACTTACATAGAATAGATAACTCAAATCCAATATTATATGGCACAGGCATGAATACCTTTTTCATCGTGTTGCCATCAACCGCTCTAAAAGTCTGAGTAACTCCAGTCTTTCTTGATGAATCATAATCAATTGATGTCATCTCAAATGACATTCTAGGTAATGTAATTTGCACAGGTTTGTTTAAGTCTGCCTGTTGCTCAAGTTTTGCCAAAAACTTTTGAGTAGGTCCATATGCCAATGGAACTCTCATATCACTAATGACTTTGGTCTCGTCTTTATGCTTGATATGAATATCATTAAAAAGAGTGCCAAAGGCAATAATTGTCTTTCTAATAATTTCGTGATAGTGGTAAGTTCCTAACATTAATATCTACCAAATGGATTTGATTCTGTGAAATCGAGTATGTTATCCGCTTCAAACTCAATTTCATCATTTTGACTATATTTATCAATAGATGTATTTGCTGATGATACTCTAACTTCATACTTTGCACCAGACTTGGCACCAGTAATTAATTCTCCTGGGTAGAAAGTGCCAGAAGTAATTCCAACCTGAAGGGTGTTTGAACCATCAATCCATCTCTTGACCCTTGCAGTTGCTCCAGACCTAGACCCAGTAACAAGTTCATTGCGCCAGAATGTGCCAATTCCAGTAGTTGCTGCAGCACCAATAGTTACTGTTGGAGTAGTTGTGTATCCTTCACCAGGATTAATTACATAAACATTGGATATAGTGCCAGCAGCACTAACGACAGCCCTTCCAATTGCTGTTGTACCACTACCAGGACCAGCAATAGTAACAGATGGAGATGTTGAATATCCAGAACCAGCACCAGTCACAACAATAGAAATTACACCCTTAGTTGAAGTATTGATACCACAAGTAGCAGCAGCACCGGTGCCGCCTCCACCACTAATTGTAATGGTTGGTGCTACTGTATACCCAGCACCTGCATTAGTAATTGAGATTTCACTGATTGAGGTTATATTATTTCTTGTTGTTGTTATTGCAACAGCAGTTGCATTAGTGCCCCCAGATGGTGCTGTAGTAATAGCAACGGTTGGTGTGCTGGTATATCCAGACCCATCATTATTCAAAGTAATTTCTCTAATGTATCCAGTATCAATTACGCTAGAAGCATTTGCTGTAGCGCCACCAGAGAATAGGGTCAGGTCCACAATATAACCAGTTTGATCCAATACATCACTAATTTCATCAACTGTAGTATCAATGACCTCATCCTCATATTCAAAGAGCTCACATTTCAGTTCGTAAACGTAATTCTTTCCTAACTGATAAAATGGTTGCTCATGCTCAACAAACTTTACTTCAAATATTCTTTGACCGAGTGGAAAGTAAATTAAGTCTCCTTCTCTTGGTCTTGTAGAAACTTCAATTTCATCATCATCCATACCATCAAGAAATGGTGCAATAAAATCTTCAAATCTTTCCTTAGAAATAGTTAAAGATAACTCATCTCTAATACTAACTCCAAACTTGGTCATGATGTCGCCAGCACCACTATAACCATCAAAGTTATTAATGTATGCCTCCAGTAAGAAATTATCATCAAATGTCGATGACTGAATTTCTTCAATAATGGTTTGTTTTCTTACAAACTTTCTTGGAATGTAAGTTACTTCTACACCATAGATTTTGAGTTGCTCGTTAATCAACTCCTGTACAAGTCTTTGCTCTCCGTAAGAGCCCTGCAGAAAGAAAGGATTTAATGCCATTATCCAATAAAGTCGTAAGGAGGAAGTTCATAATCCATAGCCATTCTTGATTGTATATCTGATATCTCTCTTTCAGCATCATCATATAATTGTCTTCCATTTAATTCAATCCCACCAGGAAGTTTGACGCCATTAAACTTAATTAAGTTTTGTCCCCATTGTCTCTTGATGAGAGCAGTCAAATATTTCTTCAAGAAACTATCATTATATACACCAGTGAATGTATTTGGATCTAAAATTCTATAACAATCAATAACAATGTAATCACCAACATTCTGTGCCAACCAGTCAATATCCAAATATAATCTATCTTGCCTCTTATTAAATCTTACTTGTTTATCCGTTGTCAATAAATGGTCAATGTCTTCCAGATATGATTTAACCATTGCATACTGCAGAAGTTCTACAGAGTTAAAGTAGTATAAGTCATTCAAAAACAATTGATACTTAATACTAAACATCCCTCCAGAGATTGCACTGGTATCGAATCTGAAAATCTTTTCAATACCAATTACAGACTCTGGAACTTGAATGAAATTGGATGTTTCATAAAAGTTTGAAGTTGTTGTGCCGTATCCAGCAATAGATGTTGATGTTGCACTAGTAGTTACAATACCAACACCGTTAGTGTTTCTACCTCTACCTCTATCAATATCTTCTTGACTAATCTGATACTTCAAATACATTCTTTCGACACCATCAAAGTGTCTCTCTTGAAAATACTGAAGAGCGTCATCGACCAAATCATCAATCTGGTCGTCGTCTACGTTAATTTCCAATACTGGAGCACCTAACCGCCTAAGACAGTAATCAATTAGTTCTTGGCGTGTTGATGGTTTTGCCATTAGAATTCCTCAGAAGATGAATTATCTGTTTTTGTAGTTTTTCTGATATTTTTTGCTTTTAACTTTTCAATCTCCTCTTTTTGCTCATTGACCTTATTAGTCAGTGCTTCAATCAATTGATTAGAGCTCAACAGTCTTGCCTCAAGGGCAATAGTTTGATTAAATAAATCAGAAGATTTTTGTTGATATACCGCAATAAAATTTTTATAATCGTTTTCAGTCATATCAAAGATACAAAAAGAGGTAGGATTGCTCCTACCCATATTTATAAGTTATCGGTTATTTATCAGAATGAACCAGCATCAATCGTGATATTTTCCAAGAATCTTTCTGATCCCGTGCAAGAAATAACCTGCGATTGACCAGCACAATCATTGACCCAAAGAGATCCAATTTCAAGAGCAGCATATGCAGCAGCAGTTAATACACTTGAAGTTTCTGATACTTGAGAAGCAACAGCAACTCTTGTTACAGAATCATCCCAATATAATGCTGCTTTTCTAGCAGCGGTATCAAAGTAGTGAAAAACAACACCAACATCAATGTTTGCGTCTGAAGTTGGAGGTATGAGAGATCCTCCACTATTAATCAGACCAATTTCAATTAAACTATCTTC